ACCCAGCGGCTGGCGTCCACCCCGGCCTCCTCCTGCTCAGCCGAGAGCCTGGCGACCTCCCAGGTCAGCTTAAGCTGGAGCTGGGTCTCGCCCGCTTTGTCCTTAAACGTGCTCTCAACCACCTCGGCTGCGCGGATGCGCATCAGGTAGGTGTCCGCCGGAAGCGGCTCGTAGTTGGTTGCCGCGCCCTGTACTCTCACTGCGATCTTTGCCATGATGTCACTCCTCCACTCGTCACACGTCTCTCGTGTGCAAGGGCAGTATATGTCATATCTGAGAGATTGTCAACTTCCTACGGTGTTTCGGCTGTTATCGTGTGGCTCCGCTAGCAGCATCAGCAGAGCGCGGGCAATGCGTGGCATTTGGCCGCGCTGCAATCGGTACAACGTAGGCTCGCTGATGCCCAGACGCTCGGCGAGTTGCGCGTTGGTCAGCCGCTCAGCGCTCTTGCGCGTGTCAATCGCGTGGCGGAGCGTGGCTATTTCGTTCATTGATGGCTCCTTTGTGTCAGATGGGACAGTATAGCATAGGTTTTTTGGTATAATGGTACTTCATCTGACTGCATCAAGGACACGCTATGACTGCCCGCCCTATCCCCATCCACGTCCGGTACGCCTATCACGAGTCCAGTCGGTTCTTTCCCACGGCCCTGCAACAGTTCCAGTTTTTCGATAAGTACTCGCGCTTCAACTACGACCTCGGTCGGCGCGAAACCTGGGTTGAGACGGTCGATCGCGCCGTTGACTACCTGCGCGAGCTGTCCGGCAACCGGCTCTCGCACTACGTCTATGACCGCATCAACCAGGCAATCCGTGAGATGCGCGTCATGCCGTCGATGCGCCTACTCGCCATGGCTGGCCCGGCGGCACGGCGCAACAACCTCGCGATCTACAATTGCGCCTACATGGCCGTGGACAGCCTGGACGCGTTCGTCGAGGCGCTCATCATCAGTATGTCCGGCTGCGGCGTGGGCTACTCGGTGGAGCGCCACTACGTCGCCAAGCTCCCGCAGGTGCTAGAGCAGCGCGGACTGTTCGCCGATACGCACGTCGTGGAGGACACCACCGAAGGGTGGGCCGCGGCGCTGCGTGTGGGCATTGAGACGTGGTTCGCCGGTGGTGACGTGCAGTTCGATCTGAGCCTCGTACGCCCTGCCGGTACGCCGCTGCGTATCAAGGGTGGACGTGCGAGTGGCCCTGAGCCGCTGCGTGCCATGCTGGCGTTCGTTCGTTCGCGCATCCTGGCACGTCAGGGCGGGTGGCTACGTCCGATCGACGCGCATGACATCATGTGTGCGGTCGGCAATGCCGCGGTGAGCGGTGGTGTCAGGCGTACGGCACTCATCAGCCTGTTCTCTCAGGGCGATCAGGAGATGCTCCAGTGCAAGTCTGGGGATAACTTGATCGGCAACGAGCAAAGGTGGAACGCCAACAACTCCGTGGTGTGGGCAGAAGAACCAACCTGGGAGCAGTTCAGCGATCAATTTGACGAGATGGTGCGCTCAGGGCGTGGAGAGCCCGGCTTCTTCTCGCGTGTCGCCGCCAACGATTGGCGACCGGAGCGGCGCAAACCGGCGGAGTTTGGGACAAACCCGTGTGTGACAAGCGATACGTGGGTGCTTACTGAGTTCGGGCCAACACAAGTGGGCGCACTCGTCGGACAGCCATTCATCGCCATGATTGATGGCAAGCACTGGGCAAGCACCAAGGATGGTTTCTGGCAGACTGGCGTGAAGGATGTGTATGAGATTGTCACTGAGGAGGGATACACACTACGCGCAACTGCTGATCATCCGCTGCGACACGTGACACATCAGAGCCGCAAGATTCAGCGTGAAACATGGACACCGGTTGCCGATCTTCAGACTGGTGATTACATTCGGCTGAATAATCATCGCGTGGCATCCTGGGACGCGATTGATCACGGGCCTGCTATCGGGTGGCTGCTCGGTTCGCTTGTCGGTGATGGCACATTTTCTCGTGCTCAAGGCAAGTCTCCCCAGGCTATCGTACGCTTCTGGGGCGATACCGCGCAAGAGATGGCCGCTATGGCACACTCGATAGTCGCCAATGAGATCGGGGCGCGTAGTAATCTAGCTCCAGCGTTCAACTCCATCAATCAATACTGGCAGGTGTGTAGTACCAAGTTTGCGGACGTTGCTGCGCACTATGGCATTACGCCCGAGCACAAAACCATCACACCACGTATTGAGGCTACATCAAGCGCGTTTCATGCGGCCTTTTTGCGCGGGCTGTTCGATGCAGATGGGACAGTAACCGGCACGCACGAAAAGGGCGTGAGTGTCCGGCTAAACCAGTCTAGCGTGCCGTTGCTGCAAGCGGCACAGCGCATGTTGCTACGCCTGGGTATTGCATCGCACATCTACCAGAACCGCCACGATGCCGGTTATCGCAGCATGCCAGATGGGCAGGGTGGCAATGCGCTGTACTGGTGTCGTGACAACCACGATCTGGTTATCAGCAACGATAACATTCAGCAGTTTGCCCTTCGTGTGGGGTTTGCCGATCCACAAAAGGCCGCAAAGCTCAGCGATCTGTGCAATGCGTATCGCCGAACACCCAACCGAGAGCGGTTTATCGCACGCATTGCATCAATTCGCCACGTTGGCGCAGAGCCGGTTTACGATTGCTCAATCCCTGGCATCAATGCGTTCGATGCAAACGGATTGTACGTTCACAATTGCGGCGAAATCGCCCTTCGCTCGATGCAACTCTGCAACCTCAGCGCGGCCATTGCACGCGCTGAGGACGCCTACGACGATATGGCCGACAAGGTCGAGGTGGCAACGATCATCGGGACGATCCAGTCGATGGCAACCAACTTCCCCGGCTTGCGCCCGCAGTGGCAGCGCAACTGTGAGGAGGAGCGCCTACTTGGCGTCGATATCACCGGCCAGATGGACGCGCCCCACCTCCTCGGCTGGCAGGATGACCTTGCCAGCGTTGCGCGATCGGCCAACCGGAACTACGCCCGGCTGCTCGGCATCAACCCCTCCGCGGCCATCACCTGTGTCAAGCCGAGCGGCAACACGTCGCAGCTCGTGAACTGTTCCAGTGGCCTCCACGCCCGATGGGCACCCTACTACATCCGCAACGTGCGCGTGGGTGCCCACTCGCCCATCTACCAGGTGTTGCGTGACGCCAACGTCCCCATGGTGCCCGAGAACGGGCAGACGGCGGAGAACGCGACCACCTGGGTCGTGCAGTTCCCTGTCAAGTCGCCGGAGGGTGCGATTACGCGGAATGACCATTCGGCCATTGAGCAGTGCGACATTTGGTTGCAAAACAAAATGGCGTGGACTGAGCATAACCCGAGTTGCACGATCACCTACCGGCCACACGAGGTGGAAGAGCTGAAGGACTGGGTGTGGGCACATCGTCACTCCCTGGGCGGCATGTCGTTCCTGCCTGCGTCGGACGCGATGTACGACAACATGCCCTACGTGGAGATCAGCCGCGAGGAGTACGAGCGTCGCGCTGCCGAGTTCCCGCAGATCGACTTCTCGAACATCTACCACTACGAGAGAACCGATCTCACCAACGCTGCGCAGGAGCTTGCCTGCGTCGCAGGGCTGTGCGAGATATAGCCCTGTGAGCCTCTAGGAAGGCCCAGGACGCACGATAGCAGCGTAGGTGGTATGTTTGGACGGCAAGCAAAAAGCCCCAGGTTGCCCTGGGGCTTCGTCGTATATCGGCCAGTTCAGAATTACCCTCGTGTTGGCCAGATATTGAAGCCAACACGATGGTAGGATCCATAAAACGGATGATGATCTTGGGTTTGCGGAATAAAGCCGTCATGGGCGGCTGCCCATCGCCGGGCGTCATTCAAAGTGGCAAACGCCCCCAGGCCACCCGCGCCAGGGTGAACCAGCACAAACCCATCGTCGCAGGACAGCAGCATGGCTTCGTGCTTTGTAAGCGGCTTGCGCCGAAACAGCGCTTCGGATACTTCCGAGTACGATCGACGGAGCGAGGCGTTGACCTCGTAAGACTGGCGAGCAGCTTCCTCTGCGCGCTGAATAGTGCGGGCGTGGTCGGCCATTTCCAGATTGAGCGCCTGACGAGATTCGTGCAGTTCAGCTTGCAGCAACTCCAACCGAGCCGTCAGAGCTTCCGCCCGCCGGCGCTCATTTTCGTAGGCGGCGAGCACGGCCATCTCGCTATTTGACTGCTTCGCTGCCGCCTCCATATCGAACTGGAGGCGGAAATGCTTGCGATCGCGGTTTTCTTTGGCAGCTCCCATGTTTATCTCCCCTCGCGCTCTCGAACCACCCAACTCGGCGCCGGGTGGCACTTCGGATCCTCGCGGCACTGCCGCTGCGCCTCCTCCTGCGTGAGCGGTGCCGGGCCGCAGGCGAGGAGCAGGGCGAGCAGGGCCAGGGCGAGCAGGACGGTGATGGCGCGGCGCTTAGAGTTGCTCATTTGCTACCTCCGGCTTCCACTCCACCAACACCGCCTCCAGATCGCCCAACGTGACGAGCGTGTCGCCCTGCTGTCCGGCCCCACGCACCCCACCGCGTGGGCGAACCGCCAGCCCCACCGTGCTGCCATCCCAAAACCCACGCTCGGCCTCTGGCAGCGTCGGGCACAGCTCCCGCAACACGCCCACCGTCACGGGATGGCCGCACAAGTTGCGCGTCACACCGCGCAAGAAGCCGGGCAACTGGTCGGCGTATACGGGCGTAATTACGAGCGCACCGGCGCTAAACGCGGGTGCAACGACGGTAGACAAGAGTGTGATCAACTGGCCCTCCTCACATGGCGCTGCACGCTCGCAGCGGATAACGGCACGAACGCCACGACACATGGCGACAAAGATACCGGCCCGCGCCTGCGGGATCTCGAAGTCAAACACCTGGCAGACAATGCCATCGACGACGGCGTCCCGGCGGAACACGCCGCGAACGTTGATGCCACAAAGCCGGATGGCAAACTCCTCCATCGGCACGAACTCCCCAGCCCTGACAATCGGCTGGGCGACGGCGAACGAAACGCGGTACATCATCAGATCCCCTCCTGCACGCGCACGACGCGCAGATCATTAATCAGCTCAATCAGCTGCTCGCGCTGATCCGTTCCGTACTGCGTCCAGCGGTTGGCCTGCTGGTCGTAGCTCCACACGTGCGGCAACCATTGCTCGTAGTGGAGGTCGTACGCGATCTTGAGCATCCCGGCAGGATGCCCGGTGGCGATGAAGGTGAACCAATCGACGTCCGACCGGACGTCGTGGCTCTTGACGCAAATGATTGCGTTTCGATCGAGGTGTAGCATACCAAGCATCTCTCTCCTCCTCCTGGGGCGGGGCTCAGCACCCCGCCCGGCTACTCGCGGCCTACAGATACTCGCGCATGTCCTCAATGCGCTGGCGGGCGAGCTTCAGGAAAATAGGCTTCACCTCCTGCGGAAGAGCCGGATGACCGATCCGCCCCTCCCGCGAGTGCAGCGGAAGATTGAGGTAGTTCTCGCCAGGGAGAAGCCTGGTGGAGTATGGTGTTCCGTAAAACGACTTCCACCGCGCCCAACCATTCTCAATATCGAGCGTGTGAACGTTCCACCCCCACGCATCCCACGTGGCCAGTAGATGTGCCACGTAGTGGACGAACTCCTCCTCGATATTCAGGGCACTCGCAACGATGTGCGCGCCGACCTTCGCCCAGGGCGCGTCTTCCGCGCCGACGATCTTGCCATTATCAACGTCGTAGATGATCGCATCCTGCTCAACTGCCCAGCGAGCAAACGCTTCAATCTTTTCAATCTGCCGGGCGTCGCCAGCGTACAGCGTGTGACGATCCACAAATGCCCGCATGATGTTCACGTCGTCCGTCCGTCGAATAGAGCCCACTGTCTGCACTCGCATGATGCCCTCCGTAGTCAATTGCCCCTCACGCGAATTAGTATAGCATAGTTATTGTAGCGTGTCAACTAGACAATACGATTGTCTCACCTAGTTTGACGTGTCGCCCGTGAGACAGTATAATGCAGTCATGAAACACGTACGCAACAGACTGAAACAGTTGGCATTGGAGCGTGGCGCAGCGGATCTTCGCTACTACGGCGTGCGCCAGATCGCCCGCGAGAGCGGAGCATCGCGCACCGTGGTGGATCGGCTGATGCGCGATGAGTTGCGCCGGCTGCCGCTGGAGGATCTCGCACGGCTCTGCGTCTGGCTCGGGTGTGAGCCGGGCGATTTGCTCAAGTTGGAGGAGGACTAGATGGATGAGTGGTACGCGGTCGGGACGTTGGTTCTCGTTGGCATGGCGGTGCTCGGGTTCCTCAAGCTGCTTGAGCAGTTCGTGGAGGAGGAGTAGCGTGGATTGGCTGCTGTTGGTGGCAATCGCTACCGTCATCATCTGCTACGTCGCGTGGCAGATCACGAATGACTGAGGAGGTGGGATATGGAGGAGAGAGCACCCATGAGCATCGGTCAGGCCATCACCGGCCTGCTCCTGTTCGCGTTCGTGTTGGCGTGGTTGTTCGACCGCTATAGCGTCGTGATACAGGTGGCACCATGAACAACCGCACTGTTTCACGGCCGCTCCGCACCGCCCATATCGACGGCGCACAGGCGGCACAGGCGCTGACCATCGTGTTGCGCTCGGCCATGTGGTGTCTCATTGCGCTGTCGGCGGTCGGCACACTCTACGGCGTGCTCGGCCAGGCTGTGCCACTCTGGCAGCCCTGGCGGATCATCGGCGACGTGGTTGCCGCACCGGCCCAGGCAGCGTTGGCGCTCGCGCTCCAGCTCGGCCTAACCCTGGGACAGTGGGGCGGTATCGAGCTTGCACGCGAAGACCGGCGCTGGTGGATTGTGTACGTCGGTGCACTACTCGCGTCGGTCGCGTTGAACGTGGCGGCGTACTGGGAGCCGCTGGTGGTGATTGCCGGGTTGCCCTGGCTGATCGCCGTCGTGTTGATCATCGGTGGGGACGTTGCGCCTGAATGGCTGCTGAAGAAGTAGGAGGTTCCATGGACGCTCTCGCCTACGCCTACGCTGCGCTCGCCGCCATCGGCGTAGGCGCGATTGTCTACGCCCGGGTCGTCGTACCCCTGCTCGAAGCGTTTGGCATCGAGGCGCCGTTGTCGAGCGCATTTTACGACAAGCCCCAACCCCAGACGACGCAGACAGGGCAGACAGACAGGCCAGACAGCGCGTCTGCTGCCCAGGAGGAGCCCGAAGCGCCGCGCAACTTGACAGAACGTGCGATACCGCCGGGCGATCGCGGTGCACTCGTCGAAGCGCTCGTCATGAACGAGTGGGGCGTCGGGCAGATTCGCAACGTTTTGAAGGGCGACAATGGTGTGATCTCGCAGGAGATTGCAGCCGCCAGGGAGCGGCTGGGGCTCCCAGCGGCACCCAGGACGATTACGATTAGTCGGCATGGGGAGCCGATACAGGAGGTGGAGTTGTGAGACTACCGAGAGCGGAGGAACACCCGTTGTATACCAGCCATCTACTGCCGCTGCTGGGCCAGCTGGGCGGCATGCTCCAGATCTGGTATGCCCCAATGAACGCATTTTTCGTCCAATGGCACGACGAGCTGATGCGCGTATCGTTCGATACGTCACACTCAATACCAGGTGCGAGCGTGTTCGTGCCGCGCTCTATGGCACAACGGCGCGTCATGGAGTTGCCAACACCTGACACGCAGCACACGTGGGGCGGTCGTCCGACGTGGCGGCTCGACAAATACATCCGCAATGCCATGCGCACCGCGTGGCTTCAGCCTGATATCGTGAGCGGGGCAACGTTCAATGGCGTAGCAGTCGCGGCGCTGCCATACGAGCACTCGGAGGAAGTGGTATGACGAACGACGCACGCATCAGGGCGTTCTTCGCCGCTGCGCCATTACCGATGTTGGCGCTTGCCGCAAGCTACGGTGTGTACAGTTTCAATATCCTATTTGTGCCACAGTGGGTGGCACTCGTAAGCGCCGCAGCGTACGAACTAACCTACGTGGGGCTTGCCGTGGTGCAAGTCCAGAACGATCAGCGCGTACGCGCACGCTGGATCAGCCTGGGCGCGGTCGTCGTCTCAATTGCCTACAACACGCTAGCGGGGCTGTTTCACCGCGAGCCGATGCTACTCGACGCTGCACCACTCTGGGCAAACGTGGCCCTGGCGCTGTTGCACGGTGCGCCGCTCGCGTGGGTCGCGTTCTTGGTCGCCGATTTGCTGCTGCACCGCGTGCCGGATAGTGTGCCACAGGTGCAACCAGAGGTGGCGCGGCTGCGTCAGGCGTTGGCACAGGCCGAACAGCGAGCGTTTCACGCTGAGGCACAGGCTTCAGACGCGCTGAAACAACTGACGCAGGTGCCGGACGACGTGTTGCTGGAGGTGTCCGAGCGACGCATCAGCCTGCGCGGCCTGGCGCGTGCGCTCGATATCTCTCCCAGTACGCTGAGCCGTCGGCTGCGCGATATGGGCGATACGCAATAGGCATGAGTGCACGAAAAAAAGCGCCCTCCGCTGGGAGGGCGCTTTGCTTTGTCAGATCGAGCTACACGTAGCACAGCCCCAGGCCGCACTGACGTACCATTTCCGGTGTGCCATCGTTGTCAATCGGCGCTTCACCGAGCGGCACACGAGAGCCGTGCAGCCACACGCCGCCACGCTCGTCGGCGTCGTGAATCTCCTGCTCCAGTGCAATCGCCTGGCGCCACAGTTCGGGGCGCTCCCGCACCTCGCGCCATTCCTCGTTCCGCTGATGTGGACACATCCAACAGCGTGATTTACTCGGGATCGGCAACCCGGCGGCCGCAATGATGCGTTCACAGTCCGAACGGGTGAGCGCGAGCTCTAGGAGCGGATACCGCTTGCCGTCGTGTGATTTCACGCGGCGCCTCTCCTCAAGGGAGAAGCCAATCCAGTTGACATGCGTACGTGACGGTGCACCGAGCACGCGAGAGGCGTAGCGCTCCGAGACGCGGGCCTTCCACTCCCCAGAACAAAACGTGGGGAGTTTGCCGGTTCCGGTGTAGACAGGCATCAGCAAATCGCCATTTTTGCCGTAGACGTCCACCGTCGCCAACTCATGCCCTGCGCGGTGGATCTCCAGGCCAACCTGCGCCATCAGCGGCCTGGCATAGTTGTCCAGATACTCCCACGTCGTGGGCATCTCGCGGCCCGTATCAGCCACGATGATCGCGTCAGGGCGCTCTAGTCGGCCCTGTGCGACGAGCACACACATGGCGATGGTCTGTATTCCTCCGCCGTATGACAGAATGTTGAACATATTACATCCTACAAGCGCCCTGGGCACGACACCCAGGGCGCTGCGTTTGACTATTGACTACAGCCCCTCAATCTGGCCATGCCACTTGGCCTGATCGACACGGGCAAGCTCGGGGACAAGCTGCGAGATGCTCGGATCGTGCCGCTCCGCGAACATCTCCGCGAACCGGCCTACCCACTCGTCGGCGACGCGAAACGTCGCACCGAACTGCCACGGCTCGCCCTCCGCGGGGCAGACGCTCTCGCGGGGCACGAAGAACTCCCGCCCTCGAAACAAGCCCTGGGCGAACGCCCAATTGTTGGCGTCCCAGGCGCTCCGCGCCCAGTCCACCGACCACGTCACCACGGCCTGCGTGGAGGGGTTGTTGCGGTGGGCAAACGCCCTGCCGCTCCCCAACGAACCGGCCAGATCCACGAACCTGAACCGCAACTGCCGAACAAACTCTTGCTCCTGCTCCATGCTCTCCTCCTCCACGCCCTCGTCAGCACGTTGCCGACGGCCACCGACTGGGTACGGTGGGGCGGCCCTTGTGGGCCGCTGCACGACTGGAGCCTAGCGGATCGTCTCGACGCCCTCGACGTCGAAGCCCAGGGCGGCCCAGAAGCGCTTGGCAGCGCGGCTGTCGATGTCGCCCACGACGTCCAGCGCCGGGTTGATGCGCTGGTAGTCGCGGATGATGCGAGAGCCGATCCCCTCGCCGCGGTCGCGGACTTCGAAGAACGTCAGGTAGGTGTGCGAGGTGTCGCCGTCGGCGAACCTCGCGTAGGCCGCCACCTCGCCGTTGCTATCGAGCCAGAACAGGCACTCGCCATCTTCCCAGGCGCAGAAGTCCATCCACGACTGGTTGTACAGGCTCTCGCGGGCGGTTTCGGCGGTGGTCATTGTGTACTTCATGGCGGTGTCTCCTCAGTAATTGCCCCTCTCCACGGGAATTAGTATAGCATAGTAATTTCCGTGCTGTCTAGTAGGCAAAACGGGCAATTTTGCACCACTTTGCAGCGCCTTGCACCGCGTGCTACAATTGCCCCATGAGCAACATTTCGTGGCTAGGAATGACACGTAATTCGTTTACACCGGGGCGAACGCAGCCGATCCGCGTGCTCGTGATCCACGCGACGGCGGGCGCGTTTCCGGGTGATCGCGATTGGCTTCAGAAGGGCGGATCAATCTTCAACCCGGTGTCGTGCCACTACCTCATTGACAAAACCGGCGCTGGGTACCAGTTCGTCAGGGAGCGCGATACCGCGTGGCACGCGGGCAAGAGCGCCTGGACGATCGACGGTTCTCGTGCAGAGAACCTGAACCCCTGGTCGATCGGGATCGAGCTGTCCAACCGCAACAACGGTGTCGATCCCTACCCACAGGCGCAATTTGATGCGGCAGTGGCGCTTTCGCGTGACATCGTCACACGATACGACATTCCGCGTTCGCAATTGGTGCGCCATCTCGACATCAGCCCTGGGCGAAAAACCGATCCCGTGGCGTTCCGCTGGAGCGATTTTGTCCACGCGGTGTACCAAACCAACGAACCGAGATACACCGCCGACGCGCCCCTGCTCGGCCAACCCCTCGGCACGATCGAACAGGCTGTCAGTTGGTTTGCTGCACGCTCCACGCTCTACTCACGCACCGCCATCGGCGAGATCGTCACGGCGTACCAGCGCGTGGGTGACGAAACCGGCCTTGACTGGTTCCTCGCCCTCGCCCAGTGTGCCCACGAGACGGGTAGCCTCACCAGCTGGTGGTGCGATCGACCGCGCCGCAACCCCGCGGGCATCGGGGTGACTGGCCAGAGCATCCCTGGCACGCCCACCTTGTCGCCCGGGCGAAACTGGGCGTATCGTGACGGTCGGTGGTACGAAGGCGCATCGTTTGCCCAGTGGGACGATCTCTCGGTCGCTGCCCATCTCGGGCGCTTGCTCGCCTACGCGCTCACCGACGAGCAGGCCAACGACGTGCAGCGTCGGCGCATCAGTTACGCGCTCAGCGTTCGCCCGCTCCCAGCGCACCTGCGCGGTGTCGCTCCAACCCTGGGAGCGCTGAACGGAAGGTGGGCCGTGCCGGGGACGACGTATGGACAATCAATCGCTGCGCTCGCCAATAGGATGCGAGCATTGTAACGGCATCGCCCACGAAAGGACTGACTCGCAATGGATCCCGTGACCACCATTCCGCCCGACGCCAGCTGGCAGCAGCTCGTCTATGCACTCTTTATGCTCGCCCTGCCAGCGCTGTTCACCTACCTGGAGCGCCTACGACGCGACATCAAGGACAACACGGAGAAGACCGAGAAGGTGAACCACTCGCTCAATGGCGAACTGGACAAGCGCCTTGACAAGTTGGCTCAGGATATCGGCGAAGCCATCGCCGAGTCGCACTCGGAGATTGAGCGGCGCATCTCCGACATGGACGATCGCATCGCCAAGCTCGAAGAACGCATATTTCGGCAGCAGTAGAGTATGGTATAATGATGCCCTAGCGCCGTTCGCAGCGGCCTAGGGCTCGATTGCAAGGAAAGGGTTGCAATGCACGTATTGTACCATAATTGATATTATCTGTGTAAAGCCCGCGTCGTTGTGACGTCGGGCATTTGTGTTTGTGAAGGAGGAGAAGAGTGATGATTGTACTACCATACAACAGAAACACCGAAGCGATGGCGTTGCATGAAGCACAGCTACGGAAGCCGTACATCAAAACAATCAATCATGTTCATGGAGAATTGTCTGAGCAGCGCTACACAAACGGCTTTATTACACAGCACCATGTGACGGAGTTCTTCAAGAGAGAAGTACCCACCTTGTTCGTGCATGCATCAAATTATGGGCGCCCCAGTGTTGGTGCTTCTGATGATTTTCGTGTTCGTCTTCCTCGTGGCATCATTTCTATCGATGTGGCATCAGCGCAAGTGGGCTTGAACATTCTGCGATGGACAGTCATGAGGCGTAAACTCGGACAGGATTATCACGTATTGGCAGAGCTCAAGCCACAAGAGAGCGTTATCATTCATGGCTATGTGACGGGTTTCTCGTGGGATCAGAAGAGCGGGAGTTGTATCTATCCCGAAGAAACACTACCCGTCGAAGATCTCCTGCGCCAGTGGAAGCGCCTAATCGTTCACGCGGCTTGACACCGCTCCCCACCTAGCCCTATACTGTCGGCGTGTGTTCATGAGTTGGTGTTCTCCACTCCACTCCTCCCGACGGCTCCGCTACCCGCTCCGGTAAGAGCGGGTTTTTTGTTGCCTACAAATGCGAACGCGCAGGTGTGCCGTCCTGCGCGTTCGACTTGGGATGTCCACTTGCAATCCGATGAGCCATGCGGCGAGCTACGAGCTCGCTGTTTTTATTGTACCAGGTTGAGAAGAGAGCGCAAGTTACCATAACGTTCTTATAGGTACTCTACCTATATCTCTAAAACCCCTTATATACTCTCTACTCTGCACATATTTCTTGTTGCGCTTGTTGCGCTTGTTGCGCTTGTTGCGCTTGTTGCGCTTGTTGCGCGCAACAACGTGTTGCGCTCGTGTTGCGCTTGTATTTGGCTTTCTAATGCCTCAAACCCCAAGCGCAACAAGCGCAACAACATTTTTGTGCAACACGAGCGCAACAAGCGCAACAAACGTGTTGCACTCGTGTTGCGCTCGATAAACAGACGTGCTATAGTTTGCGTAACACATCTGGAGGTGCTATGAGCGGGCAATTCATCGCGGCTGGTACCATTATTGTCGGTTCGGTCGCCACGGCTATCTATAAAGCGGCTGGCAACGGGTGTACGTTGCAGATCTCTCACCCGAGCGGCGGGAAGCGCGTGACCATCGGCACCCAGGGCGTGACCGACCAGGCTGGGTGGGTGTTCAAGGGATCGAGTGACTATACGTTCACCATGAACCTCCCGCCGAACGTGACACTCTGGGGCATTTGCGAACCGGCACAAACGCAGTCGATTAACTACATCGTCACGGAGTTCTGATTGAACATCCGCAACCGCATCATCGAGCAGCGCCTCGTCACGCCTGACGAGGTGGCACCCAACCCACGAAACTGGCGCACCCATCCCCAGTCGCAACGCGACGCGATACGCGGCATCCTCGGCCAGGTTGGCATCGCAGCTCCAGTGATCGCCTACTACTCGGCGCGTGCGGGCAACCGGCTGATGCTGATCGATGGTCACGAGCGCATGACGGTCGGCGTGCCGTTTCCGTGCGCCATTCTCGATGTGGACGACGCCGAGGCTGACACCCTCCTCGCCACGTTTGATCCTATCACCACGATGGCTACCGCGAACAACGAGGCGCTTGATGCGCTCCTCCGCGACGTCACGACGGACAGCCCGGCACTCACGCAGATGTTAGCCGAGTTGGCGGAGGAGGTTGGACTGTATGCCGACACGCCAACCATCACCGAGGACGACGTACCTGAGCCGCCGGTCGATCCAATCACGAAGCCGGGCGACCTGTGGATTCTCGGAGACCATCGCCTGCTCTGCGGCGACTCGACGAAGGCGGATGATGTCGAGCGGCTGATGGCAGGGACAATTGCGGAGGTGATGCTCACGGATCCTCCATACTGTTCTGGAGGCTTTCAAGAGGCAGGTCGCAGCGCAGGCAGCATAGGCACGCGCTCCGGTCTGATGATTGCAAACGATGCACTATCAACTCGTGGGTACCAGTCACTAATGAAAGCAGTCCTTGCAACATTTGAGCCAAGTTGCGCCTACATGTTCACCGATTGGAGACAATGGATTTCTTTGTTTGACTGCATGGAGTCCAGAGGATTTGGTGTTCGCTCCATGATCGTGTGGGACAAAGGAACTCCAGGGATGGGAAGAGGGTGGAGGGGCCAGCACGAGCTAGTAATGTTTGGAAGCCGGATTACATCGCCGTTTGAGCCGACTGATTGTCACGGCAACGTCATCAAGGCGTCGCGGACAGGCAATCCCGATCACCCAACACAAAAGCCGGTCGACCTGTTGGCGACAATCATCAAAACCACAAGTTTCGCCAAAGTATTTTGCGATCCCTTCCTCGGCAGTGGCACCACGCTGATCGCCGCCGAGCAACTGGGCCGCACGTGCTACGGGATGGAGATCAGCCCGCAGTATTGCGACGTGATCGTGAAGCGGTGGGAGACGCTGACCGGGAAGAAGGCGGTTCGTGTGCCGCTTGAGGGCTGAGGTGTTCGCCCATGGCTGCGAAGAAATCTACAACGCCTCAACAGTATGCCCAGGCGCTTCGGGAGACGTTCGGCAACATCAGCATGGCTGCTCGGAAACTTGGCGTCGATCGCAAGGCGGTGCAGTACGCGATTGAAAAGCACCCCGTCGTCAAAGAGGCACACGACGAAGCGGCTGAGCAGATTACCGACATCGCCGAGGGACACCTAGTGGCAGCGGTACGCAAAGGCGACATGAAGCAGGTGCAATACTGGTTGGAGAACAAAGCAAGGCATCGCGGATATGGCAGTGTCTACGTCCACAACACGCACTCGGGGCCGAACGGCGGGCCGATCACGCACCACGTCTTCGACCACAATGCCGTCGTTGCCGCGCTTGCGCGAGGATCAGATCCAGATCGTGACCGCACCAGCAACGATTAAATGCGTGGCCATGGGCCGCCGATGGGGAAAAACCTACATGGCTGGCATCTATGCACTCACCGCGGCTGATATGGGCGGCTCCGTTGCCTGGGCCGTACCGATCTACAAAAACGCTCGCTCGCCCTGGCGCTTCGCCGAGGCGATGACGGCACCGGTCGCCAACCAGTTACGCATCAACCGGACTGAGCGCGTGATGGAGTTCCCCAGCGGTGGCCGACTCTCAATCTACTCGGCTGATAACGACGTGTCGATCCGTGGCGAAGCGTTCGATCTGGTGATTGTCGATGAAGCCGCCATGGTGCGCGAGGAGACGTACACCGACGTCATCCTACCCACCCTGGCCGATCGCTCGGGGCGCGTGCTGCTTATCTCCACACCCAAAGGTCGCAACTGGTTCTGGAGGGAGTGGCAGCGCGGTAAAGCGGGGCAGCCTGGTTACGCATCGTTTCAAGCACCCACCAGCGCCAATCCGATCCCGTCGATCAAGCAAGCCGCTGAGTTGGCACGGGAGCGCGTGAGCAATCGCACGTTTCGCCAGGAGTGGCTGGCGGAGTTCGTGGAGGACGGCGGCGGCGTGTTTCGCGGTGTGCGAGCAGTCGCGACCGTCGCACCGGGTGCGAAGCCACATCCCGACCACGTGTATGTCATCGGCGCAGACTGGGGACGGTCGAACGACTACACCGTCTTCACCGTCATCGACGCGACGGCTCGGGAGGTCGTGGCCATCGACCGGAGCAACCAGGTGGAGTACGAGTTGCAACGCGGTCGGCTGCGCAACCTCGTGACGCACTGGCATGCAAGCGTGGTCGTGGCCGAGACCAACGCGATGGGGCAGCCGATCGTCGAAGCGCTCAGCCGGGAGCGCATCCCCGTGCGTCCGTTCGTGACGACAAACGCCACGAAAAGTGTTATTATTGACGCGCTGGCGCTCGCCTTGGAACGCGGCGAGCTTCAGCTTCTCCAGTTTGAGCCGCTACTCGACGAGCTCGAAGCGTTCGAGGTTGACCGCACGGCCAGCGGGTTGACACGCTATGGTGCACCGTCGGGCGCACACGACGACTGCGTCATCAGCCTCGCATTGGCGTATAGTGCGTTGGGCAAAACGAATAGCGCACGAGGAGCCTTCGGGTGAGAATGGTACGCGCTGCGATTATCTGGGTGCTGCACACGACCTGCTACAGCCTGGGGCTGTTGGCGGGTTTCGTCGTTACCGTATTGCTCCTCATGTGGGCCGCGTGCCTGGCCGGGTACCGCGCAGGGAGGTACCGCTAAATGCCATCGTGGATTGACAAGACGCTGAAGCTCTGGGATGCCATCAAGCAGGCACCCAACCCTGGGCAACTGTACCCCGTGGGCAGGCAGTCCTACGGCTCTCCGGGGCCCATCTCCTGGGGCGGGTGGTCAGACCTGGGAGGTACGGGAGCAGGGCTCTCCGGGCCGACGGCAACGGGACAGACCGATCTGAAGAACGCACGCACCGCCATTCAGTCGGTGTGGGTGTATAGTGCATGCAGCGCCATCGCTGGGGAGATCAGCGCCGCTCGGTTGGTCGTGCGTCGGCGCGTGAGCGACGAGGGCGAAGAGGATATTGAGAACCACCCCTGGGAACGGCTCTGGGAGCAGCCGAACCCCTTCTTCGGCAGGGCATCCCTGATGGCCTACTGGGCGTGGTCACTCCTGCTCACGGGCGAAGCGTACCTGTTCCTGCGTCCGGTCGGTGGACAGCTCAAAGAGATCTGGCCGATCCCACCCTGGGCGATTGAGCCGATCCCTGACCCACAAGCGTTCATTGCTGCGTACAAATACGACCTTGGCCCAGACAAAGCGCCCATGCGCATCGACAGCAAGTACATCGTATACAGCCGCCTCACCAACATCTTCGACCCACGGCGCGGCATGTCGCCCCTCGTCTCAGCCCTGGTGGCCGTTGAGAGCGACCTGTCCATGCGAGCGTGGAACCGCAACTTCTTCAGCAAGGAGAACGCGGCACCCAGCGGTATGATTACCGTGCCACGCGATACGCTCGACAGCGACATGGACGTCATTCGACAGCAGATCTGGGACTACTTCGGCAGCGGGCAGCGGCGCGTCGGTGTGGCTCGTGCGGGCGACCTGGCGTGGACGGCGTTTGACCGAAGCCAGAAGGATATGGAGTTCTTGAGCGGACGGGAGTTCGCACGCACGGAGATCAGCCGGGCGTTTGGGATTCCTGACGGCTACTGGGACAAGGATGCGACCCGGGCCAATGCGGAGGGTGCAAAGGCCACGATGATTGAGACGGCGGTATGGCCGAAGCTCGTGTTGCTGATGGAAGACCTCAACGCCCAGGCCGCACCCAACTGGATTGAGGATGACGACGTCCGCATCACGTTTGAAGACATTCGACCGCGCAACGTGAGCCAGGAGCTTCAGGAGTTCACGACCCACTCGCCGGTGCTGACGGTCAACGAGCTTCGCGCTCTTGCTCACTACGACCCTCTCCCCGACTACCGCGGGCTGATGACCCTGGATGAATTGAAGAAGGGCGCACCGCTCCCCACCACGGTACCGGCGCTGTTGGCTGAGCAGACGGCAGCACAGCAGGCGGAGCAAGAGGAGACCGCAGCACCGGCGGCGGAGGAAGCGGCACCCGAAGAGGCAGCACCGGCGGCGGAGGAAGCGCCGCTCGAAGAGCAGCCCGAGGCGGAGATGAAGCGCTGGGAGCGCAAGGCACTCAAGGCGCTGAAGCGTTCCGGGAGTGCGAGCGTGGCGTTCGTGAGCAGTGCGATCGACGCCGCGACGAAAGCGTCGGTCACGGCGGCACTCGCCACGGCGCGTACCCCGGCGGAGGTGCGGGAAGCGTTCGCGAAGGCACTTGACGTACCGCGGGTATCGGCGGAGGAAGCGGCGGACGTGTTGCGGTCGGTCGATGATGAGGCACTGCGATGGGCACGATGGGCACTGGAGGAACGGTCATGAGCGAGCTGCTCGATCTGGAGCTTGACCTGCTCGAAGCAGCGATCAAGCACGGTAAGCACGATCAGAGTAGTCACGGTCGGCGTACCGC